GGAAAAAGTAATGGAGGTTTCCGGTCTCAACAGAGGTAATTGGCATTGCACCGATGAGGTAATTGAAAAAGCCGGTTTCATCTATCGCGGTCGGATTATCTGGAAGGCGCAGTTACGACCTAGCGCTGTAGGAGGGATCAAGCAATGAGTATTTCAAATGATGAAAATAGTTGTGGCGATCGCACTGCCGCGAAGCAACGTATCGGCCCTGATCCTGCAACGTGGTATTGCAAGATCGGTGAAATTCCGCGTGGTTTGTTGCCGGACAACTCAGACCTTCCGATGCGTGAGGCGATCACGCGAGCCTACCGAGAAATTACAGGCCGCGATCTGGTGTTCATCTTTTCCGGTTGGGGCGCGGAATTAATCGAGCCAGAACGGGCCGTGGTCGAGAATCGAGCGCCCCGTGTCTAGTTGGCTCCCGCCTCGGTGGTTCGTTGCCGTGGTCGTTGGCTGCGTTTTCTATGTCGCACTGAGATGGATCGCGTGACCATGAGTGAATTACCGTTTGATATTTCAAAGCAGTCGGCAGGTGCACAGAAGGCTTATGCCAATTTCATCAAGGAGTATGGGAAGAGTGAGGGCACTCGTATCTTCTTGCAGAAGGCCGAGGAGCGAGGCAAGGGAAATACGATCAGACAGAAGGTGAATTCCATTTATCACAAGGGGGCTACGCTTGGAAAATCAACCTAGACAGCAACAAGTCAACAACGGCAATTACAAGAGGGTCAATGGAATCTGGCACAAGCGTTGTACCGGGATCGCCCATGATGAGCCGGTCTATCTGCCTGCCAACGAGAAATACTTCTACAAGGGCAGTGGAAGGAAATTACGTTCCAAGTGTCGGCTCTGTGAAAATTGGGAGAGGATCGGTGCGTCTCCTGGTTATGTGGCTGGTTACATCGAATGCCGCCAAGTAACCCTGTATTTTCAGGAAGCAGTATCTCGTGTAGGAATGACAGAGCTGGCCCGTCGTGCAGGCGTGGCCCGTGAAACAATTCAGAAGGTCTGCAAGCTGAAGCAACAGAAGGTGCAGAAGCGGATCGTTCGTGCGGTCATGCTTGAATTAATTTCAATCAGACGTAAGAACGAATACTCTGCTCACCCTGTAGCCAAGGCGCACAATCAGAAGCGGTTGATCGACCCCGAAGACTCGTGCAAAGAGTGTGGTTGCAGGCTGAATAATTACACTGATGGCTGTGACACATGCTGGAACCGTAGGAACAAAAGAGCGAAGTATTCTGAAATGTCTGACGAAGAGAAATTGCGGCAGTCGGAGCTGCGCAAGCAAAGGCGAGAGAGGCAGCACCAAGCCGCTTAGGTGGTATAAAGGGAGGGTCGTCGTACCCTCTCCTGGGTTGACTGACGTTCGGGCCGAGAGAAGTCCCCATCCGTGGGGGCTTCTCTCATTTTCGCTTGGAAATGATGTGGGCTGGGAACCTCTGTATTCTGGCGGTAACAGCCACTTCGACATTTCTGCCGAGGTTACTTGCCCACAAAGACCAAACCCGAGATTTCAAAGGGAAAAGGCCAGCCTAGAGCTGGAAATTTCAGATCCCTTCGGACGCTAGCGCGGCCGGACGAATGGGCACTTGGTATGAAACTGAGAGTAGATGCACGTCCTTTCACCCTAGAGGGCGGCGAGTACGTCGAGCAGATCATCCGGGATTACAGTCCGGTCATTGTAATTCCAAAGGGTGCTCAGATGCGGCTGACTGTGACAGCAATTACACGAACGCTCCACAACATCATCGAGCGCAAGTGGAACGGCCTCTACCTCTTGCCCCTGAAGACCGGCGCAATCCCCTTCGTGCAGGGACGCATTGATCCGATCATCGAGTCGAACCCTGGCCTAGCCGAACGGTTTTCATCCGTGGACAACCGGCTGCACAAGCAGACGGAGAGCGGCGTGAATTTCTACGTTCGCGGAACCAACATCGTGAGGGAGCTTCAGGAGTTTCCAGTTGACTTTGAAATTTGGGATGAGCGCGACCGCATGGTGGAGGACAACCTGGAAGACGCTCGGCATCGCATGGACGGTTCGATCATCCGGCAGCTCCTCGTGCTTTCGACTCCGACTGTCGATGGGTACGGAGTCTATGCAGATGACGGCTGGGCAATTTCAGATCAGCACCGCTGGGAAGTCCCATGCCCAAGCTGCGGGAGATTTCAGGTTCTTAACTTCAACGATCCCGCGCTGGACTACAGCAACGTGAAGGTAGGCGACTCGGTGGAGGAATGCGCAGTTGAGTGCGCCTTCTGCAAGAAGACAATTTCAGACGATGTACGTCTTCACCTGAATTCGCTTGGTAGATGGTCGCCGCATAATCTCAGTGGCTCGATCCGTGGCTACCACGTATCACAGTTGAATTCACCGACGCAGCCCCTAGTGGAAATTATGAAGGACTACTACGAGGGCGCGAAGGAAGCTCGCAAGCTGAAGTCGTTCTGGAATCTCAACATGGGTCGGCCCTACGCAGCGGCGGGTGACAAGATTACAGTTGAGCTTCTGGACAAGTGCAGGATGCAGGGCTACACGATGGGCGGAATTCCAAACTCCTGGCTCAGCGTCGGCATCGACGTTGGCACGAAGATTCACTGCTGGGTTTGGCAATTCGGTCGCAACGGTCAGAAGATGCTGTGGAACATCAAGCTCTTTTCAGAGTGGAGCGAGCTTGACAAATTCCTCGGCACTCTTTCGCAGTGGACGGGGATCATTGACGCTCATCCCGAGAAGAAGCTTGCTGCTGACCTGGCTTTGAAATACCACGGCAAGCTGAGAGTTGGTTTCTCGGAGGATCGCTTGCAGCAAAGCGAGACTGCAATTTTCCATCCGCTGAAGCATGGAGAGGCAGGGCGTGTGAACATCGACAAGTCGATGGCGCTCGATAGCTTCATTCAAGATTTCATCAACGGTAACGCTTGGCTTCCCATCGATGCAAGGACGCTCGGTGAGGACATGCCACGTAAGCCGTTCAACGGTCTCTACTCACAGCTCACGCAGATGGTGAGGCTGGAAGAGGAAAATACACAAGGGACGATCGTGGGCCGCTGGCGCAAGAACAGGAACCCCGACCATTGGCACCACGCTGGAATGTTCGCAACCACTGCTGCTCTTACGCAACCGGCATTGCAAATTCCATCTGGCCTGTCAACCTTCCTCAACAGGAATGTGATCTAAATGGAAAAACGAGAGAGCACACCCAACCGCAGAGCGTCAGAAGCAAAACAGGAAGTGACGCGCGTTCGCCGTCGCTACAAGAAGAACATCACTCGCCAAGCGCGTTTGCTCCCTGGTGAAATTCCAGGCGTTCAGAACATGGTGGCGATCCTTCATCTTGCTCACTACCCGAAATCACAGATCGCAAGGATCATTGGAATTTCAAAGCAGCAGGTACAGGAGTTCCTTGATGATCCGGCCGTAAGTGAAATGCTGTCTACGATTCGCACCGGCCTGCCTAATGCAGCTCTGGACTTGATGGAGGGCTACATGATCGAGGCAGTGCAGGCGATCGTGGACGTAATGCGTGTGTCAGGCGACGATGCGCTCGTGCTGAAAGCTGCTTCTGAAATCCTTGACCGCACTGGCCTGCCGAAGATCAGCAAGTCGGAGCGTCATCAAACGAACGAGGAACAGACAACCATCACAGACGACGGCTTGATCGAGCGGTTGCGAGAAGCGAGTCCTGAAATTCAGGAGCAAGCAGCTCAGGTAGTTGAGAAGCTTGAAGGACTGCTCGCGCAGGCTGCGGCTGAATCAGCAGGCGGTGACGATGAGGACGTTTAAGGAAATTGTCAGCGAGCAAATCGCTGCTCCGTTTTTCAGTTTCTTTGGGTTCGCTGGCGTTAGGTCAGCGTTTCGCGTTGTTGGCAATGCCTTCTGGCCGAAGACTCATCCTGCGGCTGAGGGAACCATTGTCAATTACGACTTGCTCCGTCAGCTTTACAGAAATTCAGGCGACAACGTTCTCGGTGGTGGGTTCGCTAAGCCGATTGTCGATCTTCAGGTTTCGTTCCTTGGAATTCCAACTGTGACGCTAGGCAACGGTGACGACGCAGCGGACACTCTGCTCAATGAGTGCATCTCGGACTATTGGGCAGGCGATCTTCAGGAAATGTTCAAGGACTCGATCCGTGATTCAAAGGTAATTGTTCGGATGAAGAAGCCGGACATTCTCGATCCGCTCATGACTCTCAACGAGGCGCAGCATTTTCAGATCGAGTGTTTGCCGCCTGAGAGAGTGGACATTGAATACAACGCGAGGAACAAGAACATCATCG